GAGGCCCGTGCGCCGTTCTGCGGCTCCGTTGTTGGCAATATGGTCCAACGCAAGCATATCAGGGTCAGTGACAGAACAGTTTTCCCAAGAGCATCGCATTGTCCCATTCAGCCCATAATGAGTCAACGCCGCTAGTTTTTCTTGTTCACGAGTGCGGATAGTACACTTCTTGATGCAATTTTTGTATCTAGCTTGGCGACACTTTCCACAAAGAGTCGCAAGGCGTGCTTGAAATTTCTGTGGATTGGTTTCTCCGCAGACTCTACAGAGGCGAGGTTGTTTTTGACCTTTAGCAGGCATATCCGAAGTTTACATCATTTTGCGGACGATGTCAACTATTTCCTTCCCGGGAATGCCTGCTTGAAAGCTTCGTCCGGGTTGACGCCGCCCGCCAACTGTGCCTGCTTCCACGCTTCGAGAATCTCGGCGGGAGACGCATTATCGGGAATCTTGAATTGCGGCGCAACCGCTCGTTCTGCCGCGCCGACGCCACCGAAAGTTCCAGAACTTTGTCCAAATAACGAAGAGCTTCTGCTCGGCGTCCGCTGTGCCGCATCTGCTGCCGCCGCTGCATCCGCTGCAGCTTTCGCAGCTGCCGCATCTGCCACAACTTTCTGCGCTGCGACTGCAACTCGCTCCGCAGGAGTCAGCGTCCGAGTCTCGGCAGCCCTTGCTGCGGCTTCCGCCGCGATTGCCGCTTTACCGCCTTCCGTCTGTTCATATGGAACGTACATTTTCTCCTGCTTCATGGCATTCCACGCCTTGGTAAGCGCGCTTTGTTTGTCTTCGGCATTTTCCAGTCCCATCGATGCGAGACGGTTGCCGAGAATTTCAAGATTGATGTTATCACCCGGCCAATCCTCGCCGTCCGGGGAATTCAAAAACTGTGCCGTAGCCTCTGCCCACGATTGTCTCTCGGCATTCGAGTTGACGTTCTCGACGACATCTTTCAAAGTTTGGACGGAGATACCCTGTTTTTCGAGGTATTCGTCCATCGCGCCGCTCTGTTCAAGATAGGAAGCGGTATCAATCTCGCCGCGCTTGAACTTCAACTCCAAGTCCGCCTTTACCGCAGTGCGAGCCGCAGCAGCCGCCTCGATTTCAGCCTGCGTCGGCTGATGATCTTGAGTCTGCTGCACTGGTGTCGTCTCGGTGGGCTCTCGAAGCGAATCCGCCACACGATAAGCATTGAGACGAAGTTGCGCCAGCTCTAGCTCACTGGATGCGTCGAAATGAAACTGTCTGCCGCCGATGACTTCATCACAGGAGAATGGACTGTCTGTGGTTGCCGCAGCATCTGCAGCCGCCTTATCAACCCGTGCCTTCTCTGCAGCAGCCTGCTCGGCGTCCAGACGGACTTTTTCCCCAGCCTGCCGTTCAATCTCAGTCTGAACAAGAGCCTTCATTGTTTCGGGGTCGAGCGACGCAGCAAGCTGTTTCTCTAATTCAGGCGTGACAACTAGCGGTGACGGCGTTGTGCTCATTGAAGTGCTCCTCACTTATGGTTTGTTTAGTCAGTTTCTTGTAATAAGATGTCAGAAACTGCCAGAGGCGCGCGTTTCGTCCCTCTTGCCAAATTCTTCGAGGACAGCCTGACGGACGTAATCACCCTGGTCGATGACTTCTGCGGCGGTTTTTGATTCCAGTTGATGCTCAGCGATGAGGCGAGTCGCTTCTGCAATACCAGCATTGATAGCATTCTGCATTCTCGCAAGCAGAGCCTCGTGGTGCTCGTGCGATGCTTGGGCGCGGCACTTCAGGACAACCATCTGCTGTGGGTCCCAGCCAGGATAGTCACGGGATTGGTCAGAGGCTTCCTGAACGAGCTGCTGTGAAAGAAGAATCAGGTCGTAGAAACCTGGATGAGCTTTCAGGGAAAGAAAGCGATTACTGCGCTCGATTGTCGGCGTCGTCGTCTGTTGAAACGGGATATGGGTTGTCTCGGTTGGATCGCTCATTGGTATGCTCCCAAACTATGTTGCTATCTGAATGCTGCCCGAGATGCCCCTTATCTCGGACACAGAAAGTTGAATGATTGAAAATCTGAATCACTGCGCCGCAGATTTCCATACATCCTCCTGCTTATCCGCTGAAGGCAGTTTGATCTTCTTTCGTAAAGGCTCCGCGAGCGGCTCGTTCGAGTCCCTGTGCCTCGGGAGTCTGAGCTTCGGCTTTCGCTTGTATGGCATCAATCTGCGCCTGCTGATCCATGCCATTCGACCTCAGTGTGTGCTTGCCTGTCTCGATGAGCATTCGATTTTCGGCTTGATTATCGTCGACGCCCTTCTTGACTTCGCCTTGCGCCTGAATCGCTGCAAGTTTTCCTTGTGACTGCGCCGCTTTCGTATCCGCCGCGAGCCGAGCCTTATCTTCGTCATTCATCGGCTTGATAATCGCTTCCTTATACGGTGAATTGAAGACATCAAACATTGCCGAGAACATCGCGTTATAGTCAATCTTCATGCCCTGAACCGCGAGATTCTCCACAGTGCCGGGAGACTGCAGAACAGTTGTTAGAATTCCCATACTGTGCTCGATAGACGCACGAGCAGCCAATCGCCCGCCAGCGGAAATATCCACTTTATAGGAGCCATTCAAAATATCAATCGGCGTCGCTTTGAAGGCTTCTCCTAATTCCTGTGAGAGCATCTGCCGCAGCTGGGAAGGTTTCAAGCGTCTATTCCGCTCGATGCAAAATTCAAGGAATGGAACGAAGACTTGCTCAGAAATCACGTCAACAAGGTCAGTCAATTTTACGGTTTCGCCGCCCGACATAGCACTAACTGCTCCTGGCGTCCGAACATCGCCAGAGGAGCCGGGATTCGAGCCGAGCGTGCCAATACCCGCACCTGTAATCGAGCTTGCCCACTGTTTTATCTGAGCGATAACCGTCAGAGGCTCCTGAGCGTTGATGCTATTCCGTTTCATCGCTTCAATGCCCTGCGGACCATCGGATTTGAAAACTTTGCCCGGGAAAATCCACTGTGCCTGTGCAGAATTGTTTGAACCTGCGGGAGTTGTGTAAGTTCCCATCAAATTCAGGTTTAAGTCGTCCATAAAAGCGTTGACGATGCCCTGACAGATGCGTTGGAAGTCGGTAAGCCAAAATGCGATCCCATAACCGTGCGCGGCGTCTGGAGCCGTACGAAATGCGAAGCCTAGAAACGGCGGACGACCGAAATCATGGTCCTCGTTGAGCAAAACATACTGTTTCTGAAGAATAATGCAGTGACGGAACCCAGTCCAGTAGTCAAAGCCCTCAAATTTACGCGCAAGCGGGTCGTGATTCGTTCGCGCGCTATAATTTTCAGGCCACGCCTTCTGTGGTGTCGTTGTCTGCTGAAAAACAGGGTTTCCGGTGTTGGTTCCGAGCGTTTCGAGCGGGTTTGTCGGCGATTCATCAATCATCTGCGGCGCAACGAGCGCTACGAGTTGTTCGCGCGTCGGAATTTTCCATCCTGCGGTGTTTCGGAGCGCATCCAAATCATAACCGCTCACATAAAAGAGTCGCCCAGCCCAATCAGCGACTCGGGGGTCGGCTCGACGAAGGTCAGGAGCGTATCGGAAGCGGCGAATCGGGACATGCTCGAATTTCGGCATGTTAATTTCCATCACTCCCGTGATTTTATCTTCGATAGAGTCTTCATCGGGCTGCGGAATCGTCACAGTGGTGCCGTTAACAGTAACCATGTTCGGATGCAGCTTGGGGACTTTCTTGATGATATTCTTTTTGATGGTCTGCCAGCCATACATCCCGACGCCAAACCCATAAAACAGTCCGTCGTAGGTAACTTCGCGCATTTCTGTCTTCAGCGAGACACCTTTGTAGCCGCAGGTCTTCAATTCAGCCTGCACGACGGCTTCCTGAGCTTCGGCGCATTCCAGAGGCGTCCCAGAAGTCGCATCAACCTTGAAAATTCGATAGCCGCCAAAAAGTGTTTGATTCACGACACTGTGAATGCTGTAAAACTGCTCGGCGACAAGTGGAATTCCGAGGTGCGACCGAAATTGTTCGCTACCTTTCCATTTGATGGGCTCAACCCACGCGCGCAGCATTATTTCGGCAGTATTCCAACGTCCAATCAATCCTCTGGTTGCAATGAAATTTTCTGATTCCTCACGATTTAAATTTGCTTCGTGTAGCATCGACGTATCCGACCGGCTCTGGTCCTCAAATGCGACATCTTTTGGACCGAGTGGGAGTGCAGAGATACCGTAAGGTACCGCCCCTTCCAAATCCATAACACGGATTTGTCCGATGTCTGGAAAGTGGCTT